TAAAAAGAAAGTAAAAGGAGCGAGAGAGGAAAAAAAATCACGAAAACTCTCTCGCCCCATGCGTTATGAAAAAAATTTAGAAGTCTATGTAAGTCCCCAACAAACCGAGCTCTTCGGCGATGTCAGACTCGTCAGGAGCGATTGGTTCGAAATCGAGGTAGTCAGACGGAACACGACCGTCACTGACAATCTCAAGGTTGTCGATTTTCATCTTAAAAACAGGATTTTTTTCTGGATTACTCATAATTTATAACTCTAATATAGAGGTTTTGAAAGGAATGTCAAGGGGATATTGTGTAAAAAACTTGTAAAGTTTAGTAGTAATAACGTTTCATTGGCGTCGAGGCCAACGGAGGGTTCTTTTCGGTGTCATACCCAAACCCGCGATAATTTCCGGTGCCGTGTAAAACCGACTCAAGAGCGTTTATAACCCCCATCCGATAAAAATCAGCAGGTGTCTTTGGAGTTTCGACTCCATTCTCGTCACGATTTCGGTAACGATTAGGATGGGTTTCTATTTGACCCACATTCTCTAACATCTTGTTAAGTGTTTCTCGCAACTCGGCGACTTCAATTGTTTTTCTTTTTCTCATAATTTATCCAAATAAAATTTTTCCAATTAGATTTAAAACAGACAACACCAAAAAGTCTAAGACTCTTTCAAACGATTCTAACCTATCGGTGAATTTAACTGTTTTTTGTTTTCTCATAACTATACCCACATTATGACTTGTTTGATTCCAATGTCAAGGCGATATCGCGTAAAAAGGATGTAAAAGAAACATTACTTACTAGGGGTGAAAAGAGTATTCTCTTTGAGAACATCGATGGGAAACTCAAACTCAGCTCCATCGTCATTGGAAACCCAAACGGAATCTCCATCAACTTCTTCGATGGCGTACCATTGACCATCTATTCTTATTAAATCATAACCATTTTTCATACGAGTATTGTAGGAGAAGAATTCTTAAAAGTCAAGGGTTAAAGGTGTAAAAAACAAGTAAAACTAACTGACACCAATTCGACACTTACTCAACATTTTACCATTGCTGAAATGCATGTCTAAATCACTAGTGCCACCGTGATATCGAATCAATCGATCAGTGATATCTTTCAAGTGGGAGCGATTAGGACTCTTCGCAACAGTCATGTGATAGAATCTCAATGCAAGAGAATCATAGTCGGACAAAGGCCGAGGTGAAAGACCCATGTTTTTGGGGAAGTTAATCATCATTGTCATACGAGTAATTTACTTGAAGTGAAATGAAAAGTCAACACCTAATTGTGTAAAAAATCTTTAAAATTATCAGATAAATACTCACGGTATTAAAGATGTCTTGATAGGTTAATCATGGCTGGATTTGTTTGATCGAAAGAATTATACTCTTTTTTAAAAAAACTGTCAAGACTAAATAGAAATAAATGTTATGTTTGGACTTATTACAATGCTCGTATCGACACTTGGTGCCACCGGAATGGGGTCGATCCTCAAAATGGTTGGTGGAATTGTCGCCGCAGGTGCTGAAAAGAAAGCGGCAGCAGAAAAAAGGGAACTAGCAAGAGAACTTGCAGTATCAAGAGCAAATGCGGATCTACAAAAAAATCTCTTCGGTGAACCCGATAAAGAAACTGCGATGTTTACTCGCGCTACTCGCCGTTTCTTGGCTGTTATCGGGATGTGCAACTTTTTCGTCATCTCGGTACTTTGCACACTCTGGCCAACAGTCCAACTCGTCACCTTCACTCCACCCGAGTCAAAAACAGGATATAAGTTCATCTGGGGACTTATCGATATCCCAGCCCAAACCGACATCACCACCACAATCACGACTGGACACATCTCTCTTGTCAGCATCACCACTTTGGCGGCAATAATTGGGTTCTATTTTACGCCATCCGCCGGAGGTAAGTAATGAGATTAATAGTTCGAGCGGCAATAACGAATCCTCCAACTAACATTCTCTCTTTTCGAGATCTCACATACTTCGCTAAACACAAACTTTACATGGATGTGTTGATCGAGACGAATAATGTTGATCTCTATTACAAGTGGCTCAAACCAAGAGGAGCAATGGATTATGTCGATGACATTCTTCCGGTTGGCATTGAAAATGGATTGAGACTTGAACCGAAACCAGAATACGCACCATCCATTATTGTTGATCGAATCATACCGGAGAATGAGAAACAATTATTTTCAAGAATATCTTGGAATATAGTGCTTTAAAAGGGGAGCAACTTTCGTCACTCCCCTTCTTTGTTTTCTATTTACTAAACGGCCTAGATTGTCTCCACTCTTCGAAAAGGTAGATCACAATCGCCGTCATAACGATTGCTTGAAATGGAACTATCATTTATTTTCTTCTCCATTGTTAGAACTCCCTGTTGGAAGTGTTCAATGGTATTTATAAATGTAACAAATTTGTAACTTACTTATCAAATAGTATTGGAATCAATGGTTTAATTGCGTCTCTACACATCTCTGCGATTTCGCGATGTTCCTTCTGTGTTCCATTTCCGGTTCTAAGATCAATGTAATGCAACCAACTACGAACAGTTCCATTCATGTACATTCTACTTATTGTGTTTCCTTCTGGAAGAACAACTCTGGCCTGTTCCTTTGCGATTCCTTTTTCGATTGCCCACATATAAGTTTCCTTTGCTCGTTGCACTAACTCACTTTGTTTCTGATTCCACTCATCGATGAGTTTTTGATTATCAACACCAATCGACATCTGGCGATTTTTCGTATCTTGCAAACGTGCTTCACGAAGAATAAAATCCAATTCTTTTGTGGGATCAGCGTATCTTTGACTAAACTCTTGAAAGGTAAATGATCTGTGTCTTAATATTTGTCTCGCAATATCGCGAGTTGTAACTATTTCACAACAAACATTCGCCATTTCAAATATCGACCAGTGATTATTCTTCATGCAATAACGAAGAAGTTTTTCACTCGTTGCTGTGTTTGTTTGATTGGATGGATTCGAAACTCTCGCACAATAGGAGATCAGATCCGACATATTATCGAGTTCTAATTCTGATGAAGGTTTTGTGTAACTAACAATCTTAACTTTTGGTTCAATCATATACTATAATTTATAGTTTATTTTGAAGTCAATCGATTCACTCCATCCCAATTGTCGGGGCAACCGAATCGAAGTTTCTTTTCCATGATTCGATAGTATTCCTCGTGGTGATCGGTCTCCTTGATACACCAGTCGATGAGTTCAAGCGCTTCTTTCCACTCACCCGCATAGTAAAGTTTCAGAAGTTTGTGGTGTGCTTCGGTAGTCCTTCCAATAGTGTACACCTTTACACCCTTTGTCTTTCCTTTGACGGCGATGCAATCAAGTTCCATGAGACTCACGAAGTGCCTTACTTCCTCGGCGGTATTCTCTCCAAGTATGAGACGAACTCCATAGTTCTTTGATTGACCTTCAAGTCGAGCCGCAAGGTTCACACTATCTCCAAGACATGTGTAGTCAAACCTTTGATCTGATCCCATATTGCCGACTACCACACTTCCGGTGTTGATTCCAATACCCATACCAAACGCCGGTATTCCTTCGGCCGTAATCTCGTCGTTAAAACGATCCAACCTTTCAAGCATCTCTTGAGCGGTAATCACTGATCGTATAGCATGATCCACCTGATCCAATGGAGCATTCCAAAACGCCATCTGTGCGTCACCAATGTACTTGTCCAGTGTTCCTTCGTTATTCAGAATAGGTTCTGTCATTGCCGTCATGTATCGATTCATTATCATTGTCAGGCCCTGAACATTCTCACCATAGTGTTCTGAGATCGCAGTGAATCCTCTTACATCCGTAAAGAGTATGGAGAGGTCTCTTGTCTCACCTCCAAGTCGTAGAAGCTCGGGATTCTTTTGAAGTTTCTCAACCAACGCGGGCGAGAGATAAGTGCCAAACTGCTTTTTGATCTGAAGTTTGAGTTTCAATTCTGTCAAAAACTTGACCACATAGTTGTGTCCTACCACCACCGAGAGACCAATCAATGGAAATACCACATCAATCAACAGTTGTTCGCGAAGAAAGATATGAACCACTCCCAAACCCGAGATCGCACCAAGAACTATCGGAAAGACATATCCGTGAGTCCAGTAGCGAGAAACAATCAAACAGAGAAGAGAGAGAAGAATCATTCCACCGATTTCCGCGGCATACATCCAGTCCGGCCGTGAGATGTTAGTTCCACTGATCGCAGTAGAGAGTGCCATAGACTGTACATGATGCGGAAAGACTTCTCCAAGGG